CGCGCCGATATTGCGCCCGGCGCTAATGGTCACGGTTACGTCGTCGGTCATGTCGGTTAGTCCTTTCGATTAGTTGGCGCTAGGTGCACCGCGCGAGAGTCGGCGCGCGTAGTCCGACTCTCACGCCGCGCGACTAGTGGCCGGTTTCGTCGGCGTAGCGCGAGCGCGCGTAGGCCATGCAGTCGGCGCACAATGGATCGCACACGAACGCGACCGAATCGGCTAGTTGTAGTTGCTCGCGCAATTCGCGTGCAGTGTGAGGCGCTACCGGATCGCTGGCGACGTTGTGCGCGATTAGCACGCGCGGCGCGCGTTCGATCGTCTCGGCGCTCGCGTGAATGCTCGCGATCCGGTGCGGATTATCGGCAAGCCAATTGCTGCCACAACGCGAGCAAGGCGCGGATTGCTCGCCGGCCACGATCACGCGCGGAAGATTGCAATCGACGCACACGCTTCCGGCGCGCTTGCGCGCGTCCGCGTAGTTATCGAATGGCGCACAATCTGCGCATTCGGTCGCGTCTTCCCAACAGACATGCGGGCGCTTGCGATCGTGTCGCGCGAGCAAAGCGCCAACGATGGCGATCACAACCGCGCCGCCCGCTACGCCTAGGGCGAGCGCGAGCGCGTCAAGGGCGTTGAATCCTGTCATGGTGATGTCCTTTCGTGTCGGGCGCGCGTCTCGCGCCTCACACCATGCTAACGCAAGTTGACTGGCGCATCTTCCCAATTCGCGCCTAGATTCCCTCACGCCGCGACCCTTTCGGCGCTAGTGCTGCACGATTATCGGTCGCGCGTTACCGATTATCGGGCGCAGGAATCGGTCAATATGTCCGAATTGTCCGGAAGGTGGGGGTTGGCCCGAATTGTCCGGAACGCGGGCGGCCCCGCGCCCACGCCGCGCACCGCGCCGCAGTCCGAACCCTACCCATATTCCGCATAGCGGACACAGATTTCCACTGGCTAGAAGCCAGCGATGACGACCCAGGAGGTCACGATGACAGCACCAACCCCGATTGAGAAGAAGCGAGCGCTCGGCAACCCTGGCAAGCGCGCTCTGCCCGACATCGGTGAGACGCACGCGATCTCTCCGATCGGTGTAGCGCCAGCCGAGTTGGGCGAGCATGGCCGAGAGGCGTGGGATCAACTGACGCGCTCGGCTCCGTGGCTCGGTGAATCCGATCGTGCGCTGGTGGTGCAGTTTTGTGACAAGGCAGATCGCCGTGCCGAGTTGGTCGAGAAACTGAAAGCGACCGATTACGTCCTGCTGACTGACAAGGGCTACGCCTACGCGAACCCGATGGTGGGCATGATCTCCACGATCGAGTCCGAGATGGTCAAGATGATGTCGCTGCTCGGGCTTACGCCGGCTGACCGCGCACGCTTAGGACTGGCCGAGGTGAAGGCACAGTCGACGCTGGAGAAGTTGCGGCAGGCTAAGGCTGCTCGATGAGCGGCAAGGGTTGGCCTCCTCGTTACTTGACGAAGGTCAAGCCTGCAGCGGTGAAGCGCGGTGACGGTGCGTTTGCGTCTGAGTTCATTGAGGGCTACTGCCGTGTCGTGAAGGACTCGGTTGGCGGTCATGTCGGTGAGCACATTGTGCTGCGTGACTGGCAGCGGTCGATGTTGAATTGGGTGAATGCTCGCCGGCCTGATGGCAAGAAGCAGTTTCGCCAGGCGTTGATTGGTCTTCCGCGTAAGAGCGGTAAGTCTGCGTTGCTGTCTGGCTTGGCGCTGTATGAGTTGATTCTCGGCCCTGAGGGTGGCGAGGTGTTCACTCTGGCTACGTCTCGTGATCAAGCCCGCATCGTGTTCAGCACGACGAAGCGCATGGTCGAGATGGATCCCGAGTTGTCGGAGATGGTGAAACTTTACAAAGACGCGATTGAGATGCCTGGCTCTGGCTCGGTGATGCGTGTCATGTCCGCTGAGGCTCCGCAGTTGGAGGGCTTGAATCCGTCGTACTGCATTGTCGATGAGGTTCACGCGCTGCCTGACCGTGAGTTGTGGGACGTGATGAGCCTGGCGATGGCTGCTCGTCGTGACCCGCAAATGGTGGGCATCACTACTGCCGGCACGAAATACAATCGTCACGGCACTGAGTCGCTTTGCTATGGCCTTTACAACTACGGTGTTCGGATCGCTGAGGGCGAGATCGAGGATGACACGTTCGGGCTGGCCTGGTGGTCACCGAAGAATCCTGAGGCTGATCATCGTGATCCGAAGATTTGGTCTGAGGCTAATCCTGGCTTAGGTGATCTTCAGTCGAAAGAAGACTTTGAGTCTGCGGTGTTGCGTACTCCGGAAGCGGAGTTTCGCACTAAGCGGCTCAACCTGTGGGTGGATGCGACGACCTCGTGGCTGCCTACTGGTGCGTGGGATGCGTGCGTTGATGATCGGGTGATCCCTGATGATTCGCGCGTCGTCCTAGCGCTGGATGGTTCTTACAACGGTGACTCGACTGCTCTGGTAGCGATCGAGGTTCCCGAGGATAAGGATCTGGCTCCGCACGTTGCTGTTGCTGGTGCGTGGGAGCGTCCTCCGAATGAGGATCAGCATTGGACTGTCGACATCCTCGATGTCGAGCAGGCGGTGCGTGAGGCTGCGCGTCGGTGGAATGTTGTTGAGATTGCGTGTGACCCTTACAGGTGGGCGCGGTCGATGCAGGTTCTCGCTGATGAGGGGCTGCCGGTTACGGAGTTCCCGCAGACTGCTTCTCGTATGAGTCCAGCAACGACGCGGCTGTATGAGGCCGTGATGAACAAGACGATCACACATGACGGTGACAAGCGCCTGGCGCGCCATGTTGCGTCCGCTGTGTTGAAGGTTGACAACCGTGGCTCCCGCCTGGTGAAGGAGTCGCGTGGAACCAGCCGGAAGATCGACTTGGCTGTGTGCGCGGTGATGGCTCTTGATCGTGTCGAGTATTGGCGCAATAAGAAGCCGACTGAGACTGCGCGCGTGTTCGCTTTCTAACAGACACCCGGTGTGTCGTGTCGCTCCCAGGAAGGGGCCGTATGTCCATCGTTCAGGACTTCGTTGATGTGCTCGATGACAACAACTGGAATTATCTCGCTCGTTGGGATAAGTATGCGCGTGGTGAGTTTGAGCGCGCGGGGTTGCCGTCGACTAACCGTACTGCGCTCGCGTTCGAATATGACGACCTGTTGAGTCGTGCGGATCTTCCGATCTGCTCGCTTGTGGTGAGCGCTGTGGTTGACCGGCTGCGTGTCGGTGGTTTCCGCGCGTCTATGGAGCATGAGTTCGATGAACAGTTGTGGGAGTGGTTTCAATACTCCTACATGGATGCTCGGCAGACGATGGTGTACCGCGATGCGATGGTGTTCGGTGACGGCTACGTCTCGGTGACACCAGGTGGTGAGATCCCTATCTTCCGTGCGGAGTCTCCGCTGCAGATGTCGGCTCGCTTTGATGATTACGATCCGACGAAGGTTCGTGTGGCTGCGAAGGTGGCCGGTCGTCGTGGCTGGCTTTACACAGAGGATTACATTCACCGTTTTGAGCGCAAGGATGATCGCGCTCGCGGTTGGGAAGAGGTTAGCCGCATTGAGCACGCGGCTGGTGAAGTTCCGATTGTTCGGTTCGGTAACCGGCTCGACTCCCGTGGCTGGTCGCAGTCTGAGGTTGGTCTTGTGGCCCCGATCCAGCGGCGCATCATTCAGACGGTCGCTGACCGGCTGTTGGTGCAGCGTGCGGCTGCGTGGAAGCAGCGTTGGGTTGCGGGTATCTCTGTGGAGACTGATGAGAACGGGAAGGCTATTCCTCCGTTCGAGGTTGGTGTGGATCAACTCGTGGTGAGTGAGGATCCGAATACGAAGTTTGGTGAGTGGAACGCTTCGTCGTTCCGCGAGCATTTGGAGGCTGTCGAGGCTGACATTCGTGCAGCGGCTGCGATCACGCAGACACCGCCGCACTTGTTGAGTCCGATGTCGATTTCGAATATCAGCGCGGATGCGTTGATTGCGCTTGAAGCCGGTTTGACGGCGAAGGTGCAGGAGCGGCAGCAGAACTGGGGTGAGTCCTGGGAGTATGCGCTCCGCATCGGTGGGCGCATGGTTGGCATGGATGTGCCTGAGACTGCTGAGACGGTTTGGGTGGATCTGGAGCGGCGTAGCGACGCGCAGCGTATTGACGGTGCGACGAAGTTGCGGTCGATCGGTTTGCCGATGGGTTACTTGCTGGAGCGTCTGGGTCTTTCCCCTCAGACTATTCAGCGTGTGCTTGATGAGCAGCGTGCCGAGCAGGAACGCAATATGGCTGCTAGTGCGGCTGCGTTTGGGTTGACACCGGGTGCTGGCCCGATGGATGACCAGCAACAGGCCAATGATTAGCGGCGGTCAGTTTCTGTCTGATGAGAAGTCGCGTTTGGTGCGTGAGTTGGAGTATTACCGCCGGCAGGGTTTGTCGGCGGTGCTCACGTTCTTGCGTGGCGTGGACACGAAGCAACTTGATGAGTTGTGGCCTGAGGTTGGCCCGTTGATTGGTCGGTTGATTCAGGAGCAGCAGGAGGCTGGGCAGCGGGCTACGTTGCAGTATTACACCGCTGCTGCTTTGGCGATGGGGCTTGGTCGTGCGCGTACTCGTTTACCGCAGGCGGCTATTGACCGTCGTGGCTTGTTGCCTTCGGGGATGCCAATTGGGAAGTTGATTGACTACGCACCGATCGCGTTTGCGCATCGGTTGGAGAACGGCATGTCGTCGTTTGAGGCGTGGAACACGACTTCGGCGTTCATCATCAACGCGGCTGCTCAGGCTGCGCATGAGGAGTCTCGCGCGGTGACGGCTGATGTGTTGCGTAAGGGTACTCCTGATTGGGAGACGCTTGATCGTGAGTTTGAGGAGCGGGTTGCTGCTGCTCGACATAAGGCTCGATTGGCTGATCATCGCCGTATGATGCGTAATAAGTCTGCCAAGCAGAAGCGCATGATGGGTTGGGGTAACAGCAACGGTGATCCGTTGCTTACTCGTTTCTCTCGGATCCCTGAGCCTGGCGCGTGCAGTTTCTGTCTGATGCTGGCGACGAAGGGGCCGATCTATTACGAGGATTCGTTTGATGGCCCGAATGCTCGGTTCCGTGGTAACGGTACTGCGCGTGCGCATAACAACTGTCGTTGCACGATGGTTGGTGAGCCGTTCCCCGGCGCTTACAAGTATGTGCGGTTCGGTAACAAGGAGTGGTACAACGCTGAGTGGCGTGACCGTGCCTATGAAAGAACTTATGTGTTGCGGGAGATTATCGAGCGCCGTAACGCTGTTGTGATCCCGCCAGGTGTCAGCCGTGAAGGGGTTGTCCTGGCTGCTTGATGTCCCACCAGATCGGTGGGTTGCGGCTTGATGCCGTGTGTTTGCCCCAGGAGGGTTGTATGTCTGAAGGAACTGTGGAGGCTGGCGGTCAGGAGCATGTTGAGGCTTCTGGCGGTGTTGCCGATGAGACGGTCGATCTTGGTGCTCCGAGTAACGAGGAGCCTAAGATGTTTGATGCGGACTATGTGAAGAGTTTGCGTCAGGAAGCGGCGAAGTATCGCACCCAGGCTAAAGAGTTGGGTGAGAAGGCCGTGAAGTACGACGAGTACGTTGAGTCGCAGAAGAGTGAGCAGCAGAAGATGCAAGACGCATTGGCTGCGTTGGAGAAGGAACGTGACGATCTCAGGTCTAACCTGATGCGTCAGGAGGTTGCTGCTCGTAAGCAGTTGCCGCCTTCAATTGTTTCCCGTTTGCAGGGGAACACTATCGAGGAACTCGAAGCGGACGCGGACTCACTGTTGACCGAGTTGAAGGGTCAATTCGTGGAGCGTAGTAAGCCTTCACCAGAAGAGACTGGTGCTGGGGTTGTTGGCGGTGCTGATTCTCAGACTGTTGATGACTTCTTGAAGGTGCTTTCTTCGCGCCGTAATCGGTAAGCAGTTTCTACGACTGCAAGTCTCTGAGGAGAGAATCACATGAGCAACACTTTCATTACCCCGCAACT